GACAAGAAGTGGAACCAGCACATGCACGTCGCCGTGTCGTGTGCGAAGGCGGGCAAGCATGGCTTTGAGCCTGACGTTTGAGGTGATGAACCGCCGCTGGCCGCGCGCACCCCATTCGCTCGTCGAGGGGATCGTGGCGCAGTCCGCGGATGCGTTCGCGAAGTATGGGATCGAGACGTGTAATGAACTTGCGGACTTCATGGCACAGATCTCTGAAGAGTGTTCCGCCGGCACGGAACTCGAAGAGAACCTTAACTATTCAGCTAGTCGTCTACACGCCGTCTGGCCTTCACGTTTTCCGTCTGTGGCGCTCGCGGCCCCATACGCTCACAACCCTCGGGCTCTCGCTGATCGCGTTTATAATGGTCGCATGGGCAACGCTGTGGGTTCTGACGACGGCTGGCTGTATCGAGGCCGGGGAGCTATCCAGATCACTGGAAAGCAGAACTACTTCATGCTTGGGACCATTGCCGCCCTACCCTTCGGACAATACCCAGACTTGATCATCGACCCAAAATACTTCCTGATTGCGGGAGTTGCATATTGGAAACACCTGGGCTTGAATAAGCTCGCAGATGCAGGTAGGTTCCGCGATGAAACCATCAGGATCAATGGCGGGCTCAACGGAATGTCCGAACGAGCCGCCTGGCGCGCCGTCTGGAGAAAAGAGCTATGTTGAGGATCAAGGAAACGATCGCGATCGCGGGGATTGCCCTAGCGCTGGCGACTGGTTCAGCTTCCGCTGGGCCCCGCCTGACCGGCAATGTTGTGAAGGACCTCGGGTTGACGGGCAACCCGGTCGAGGACGTGAAGACCACGATCGAGAACGTATCGACGAAGCTCCTGCAGTCGATCTACGACAAGCTCCACAAGGACGGGACGGCTGCGATCGCGGACGCGAACAAGGCCCTCAACGTCGCCAACCAGAAGCTGGCCGACGGCACTACCGCCGATCCCGCCAACGCGAGCTGCTTGCAAGCCTTGATCCCCGTCATGCAGATTATCGTCAACAACGCTTCGGCGTCTGCCCCGGCGGCCCCGGCGAGTGCCCCGACGCCTACTGCCGCGCCTGGGGATGTCGAAGCCGCGATCACGGCTGGGACTGTTGACGGCCCGATCACCGTCTTCGCCAAGATCCGCGTCATGATCTCGGCGCTGCAATCTCCGTCGGTCTCGAAGGGCTGCGCCGAGCTTCAGGTGCAAACCGGCAACACCGGTCTCACCGGCACGGCCAACCTCTTCGCTGGCTTTCTCGGCATCAAGAACCTCGCGCCCCTAGCACCGGCCGCTCTCACGGCTCTCGGGCTGTGATCATCAAGGTCCTCGTCCCGCTGGCATTGCTCTTTGGCATGCTGGCGGGATGTGCGACCATCCCCCTGCTGGAATGCGCCTACCATTCGAGGGACTGCAAGTGAAACTCCGTTTCGTGGGCTACACCGGCTTCTACGCCTTCGAGATCCGCAGGGTCAGCCAGGGCTTCTGGGCGACGCACGCCGAGTGCGAGATCGACGGGAAGCTGATTGGGGCCCGGTCATACGGGGTCTCCGTCGCCGAGCCGGGTTATGACAAGGGAACCTTCGAGTGTGAGCTCTACGTGGAACTTGAGGCTACCTCCGAGCAGGACGCCGCGTTCACGGAGTTTGTGAAGGCTCAGGTCGGAAAGCCTTATGACAAGGCGGCGATTTTTGCGATGGCGGAAGCGTTCGTAACTACCCGCCAGCGAGATTGGCGCTCGCCCGACAGCTGGTTCTGCTCCGAACTCATGTGTGCGGCACTTGAGCATTGCGGTTGGCTTCGGCCCATTGCGACAGCGGTAAATCACATAACCCCACGCGACCTGGTGCTGGTGTGCTCAGCAAGACACACTTCTGGAAATTGGGCCCCGGCTGTGTTATGAATTTCTTCCAATGGAACGAACTTGGGCTCCAACTCAGCCAGATCAGGGCCAAAACCATGAACGTCGATGAAGTCAAATCCCTCGTGACCATCCTCGTGACCTCCGGTTTGTCGGGGGCGACCGTCCACGCCTACCTCTCTGGGCAGGACATCGCCTCGACGGTCTCGGCTTTGGCTACCCTCGCGGGCGTGGCCTACCACGTCTATCAACACTGGAACATGGTCAAGGTTCCGGAGAAGTCCGTCGCGAAATGAGCAATATTCCGCAGTCCGTCACCTTTTCGAACCTCGGCACCGGGGCCACCAATCAGTTCTATCTGAAGGGCGGGCGCTACATCTTCACGTGGCAAGCCACGGTCGGCGGCGGCAATATCCAGTTCCAAATTCTGGCCGCGGACGGCTCGACGTGGCTCAACTATGGCTCGACCCTCACCGCGGTGGGCGTGTCGCCGATCTTCGAGTGTCCGCCTGGGCAGTATCGCTTCAACATCACGACCTCGACGGCCAACTACATCGCCATCGCGAACGTGCCATACTGAGGAGGTCCCCATGGACACTCCCGGTCCCACTCCCGTCAAGAACCAAATGGGCCAACTGGCCTCGATCTCGCTCGGCCTGGGCGATCAGCTGACGATCGCGCTCAACAACCAGATGGAAGAGAAGAAGCGGCGCAACGACGCCCAATCGGCCGGCCTGAACCGCTCGATGATGGGCCCGGCGGCCCTGTCGCTCCTCGGCGGCAGCACATTCGGGACGGGTTTCTTCAATGGCTGACCTCAACGACTACGGGATCGCCGTGGCCAACGAGTTGTCTCCTGCGAGCAACATGGCCGCGTTCATCTCATCCCAGGAGAAGAACTTGGCGCTGCAGGCGTCGGCGAAGAAAAAAGCTGCGCCTCCCTCTTGGCATGATCCGGGCCCCCGCGACGTGGTCCCCGGCATCAACCGGGTCCAGGACGTCCTCAATGCTATCGGAACTGAAATGGGCCAGAAAGAGCTGGACCGGGCTTCACCTCAAGGGCGCGCTGCCGGCGAGGTGGGGGACAGCTTGATGGATGCGTTTGGCATGGTTCACCCGGATAGTGAGAGCGTCCCCGGCAGTCCCGGACGGCCCCACTTGATCAACCCGAAAGGCGTTGATCCGGGGAGGCTGGGGATTTGACCATGGCCTACGATGGATCTCAGACGAAGACGCCCTCCAGAGCGGAGCAGGACAAGTTCGCGCGCATCATGCGCGAGTTCGGAGAATTGCAACAATGGCGAGCGACGACGGCGACCCACTGGGAGGAAGTGGCGGAATTGATTTTGCCCACATCGAGGAATACTTTCTTCTACGAGAGTTACAACTGGCCCGGACAGAAAAAGACGGACCGGCAGGTCGACGCGACCGGTATGCTCGCATTATCACGTTTTACTGCCATCTGCGACAGCTTGTTGACGCCGAGGAATATGTTTTGGCACAGCTTGGCCCCGGAGCACGACTATTTAATGAAAAACCGCCAGGTGCGCCTGTGGTTCGAGGATACAACTAGGAAGCTGTTTAAGTATCGCTACGCCCCGACGGCCAACTTCGCCGCCAACAACCACTCGTGCTACGAGAACCTCGGGGCCTTCGGCAACGGCGTCATGTTCGTCGACAAGCTCATGGACCACACGGGGGTCCAAGGGCTGCGCTACAAGTGCATTCCAGTCGGCGAGGTCTTCATCCGCGAGAACCATCAGGGGCGCGTGGACGGCTTCATCCGTTGGTTCCGGTTGACCGCGCGCCAAGCCTATCAGCGCTGGCCCGAGACCTTCCCGGACGTATTGAAGACGGCGCTCGAACGCAACTCCGAGTATCTCTACAACTTCCTCCACTACGTCATGCCCAATGATGAGTATGACACCAAGTATCTTGGTCCAAAAGGGATGAAATACCAGTCATGTTACGTGTCCATCGAGGGTCAAAACATCCTCCAAGAGGGTGGTTACCATTCGTTTCCGCTGGCGGTTGGGCGATACATTCAGACGCCTGGCGAGGTCTATGGCCGGTCCCCGGCGATGATGGTTCTCCCCTCACTAAAAACGCTGAATGCGGAGAAGCGCACGTTCTTGAAACAAGGCCACCGCGCCGCGGACCCAGTATTGCTCACTTCCGACGATGGTCTAGTCGATTTCGACTTCCGTCCGGGAGCCTTGAACAAAGGCGGCATGACCGCAGACGGGAAGCCGCTGATCCAAGTTCTGCCCACCGGCAAGATCGAGATTTCGAAAGAGATGATGGCTGACGAGAAGGGCATCATCAACGACGCCTTCCTCGTGAACCTATTCCAGATCCTCACTGAGACGCCGACGATGACGGCCACCGAGGTGATTGAGCGCACGAACGAGAAGGGCATCCTCCTCGCGCCAACCGTTGGACGGCAGCAGTCCGAATATCTCGGCCCCATGATCGATCGCGAGATCGACCTCCTCGCCCAGATGCACGCGCTTGACCCGATGCCCGCGCTTCTGAAGGAGGCCCGCGGTGCCTACGAAACTGTCTACACCTCCCCGATTTCACGTGCGATGCGCGCTCAAGAGGCCGCAGGTTTCATGCGAGTTATTGAGGTCGTCAAAGAGCTGGTCGCTGTTACTCAGGACCCGTCGCTGCTTGATCCTTTTGATTTTGATGCCGCGATCCCGGATATTTCGGATATTCAGGCAGTGCCAGTGAGGTGGATGGCGTCGAAAGACAAGATTGATCAGAAACGCCAGGTGCGCGCCAAGCAGATGCAGCAGCAAGCTGCAATCCAGGCGGCACCGGGCCAAGCGGCAATGATGAAAGCCCAGGCCGTGGTCGCCAAAGAAGGGGGCGCTGCTCCCGGAGGCGCGCCACAACAAGGGCCTGGCCCCGGACCCGGCCAGTGATAGTAACGCAACACCACCCCTGGCTGGAGTGTGAAGTCGACGGACAGCCGGCTTGGTGTCTTGCGTGGTATGACTATGATCAGTATTCTACTACCGAATGGAAGTGTGTTATAAAGGCCACGAGGATAATGGTTTCCGTCTCTGAAGAACACATCAAGCTGGACGGAAACTGGACCATGGACATCGGCGATAGAGGACCACCCGGCTTTGAGCCTCGGCACAGAAAAGATGTGGGGAAAGGCGCGCGACTGGATGCTCGGTCGCCAGCGGAGCTATCAGACGCTCTTTCCCCAGAACTCACCGGCGCTGAAAGACCTGTATCGGTTCTGCCGGGCGGGGCAAACGTGTTGGCACCCCGACCCTCGGGTGCATGCGGTCTTGGAGGGTCGTAGAGAAGTTTGGCTCAGAATACAGCAGCACCTGAAACTAAGCCCTGAGCAGCTATTGGAGCTGTTCAAGGCGCAACTAAACGATGGAGCCTCCGATGGCTGATGAGCCAAATACGGGCACGGCAACCCCGCCGGCCGCCCCACCTCCCCCGACGCCGAAATGGTTCGAAGGGAAAGTCGACGCCGAGACCCTCGGCCACATCCAGAACCGCGGCTGGCATGACAAGGCCCCGGAGATCGTCGCGATCGAAGCGATCAAGGCACACAGGGAAGCCGAGAAGTATATCGGGGTGCCCGCTGACCAAGTCATTCGTCTGCCGAAGGACCCGGCCGACGCCAAGGCGTGGGATGCCGTCTGGGCACGCCTCGGTTCCATCAAGGACGGGGAGAAGGTGGACTATGCCAATATCAAGCACGCCGATGGGTCCCCGTTGGATGCACAACTGGCAGACCTTGCAACAGGCTTGGCCCACCGAACCCACGCCACCCGGGATGGAGCTATCATCCTGGCGCAAGAACTCGCCAAGTTCCTCGACGGCCGTAAGGCCAACGAGCTTGCGGACCAGACTGCAGCCCTGGCCAAAGAGAAAGACGCCCTGGCGCAGAACTGGGGAGCCAACGCCAACGTGAATGCCGTCGTGGCCACGAATGCCGCCAAGGCGCTCGGGGTCCGGCCGGAAGAGGTGAACGCCCTCGAAAAGGTCATCGGCTACTCGCGCGTGATGGAGATGTTCCGACAGATCGGAACGCGGATCGGCGAGGACAGCTTCGTGCGTGGCCAAGGTGCTACATCGGGCGGAGTGATGACCGTCGAGCAGGCGCGTGCTGAAATTGTCACACTCAAAAACGATCCGGAGTGGGTCAAGCGCTGGTTGAACGGTGGGCGTGCCGAGGCGAAGCAATTCGAGAACCTCACACGCATCATTGCAGGCGGTGCTCGAACCGCTTGACTTTCATCAGCGTGGTGATGTATTTTTGCCACGCTGATATTCTGAGCATGGCCCCCGACGAGGATACGGCTGGCGACGCAGCAAGCAAGTTTCCTCGTTGGGGTGTCTTAGATGACTACTTCGTTCGACGCGGGCCTCATCCCGCTCTATACGACCCAGTTCACGACCGCGCTTGAGCTTCTGCTCCAGCAAAAGGGTTCCGTCCTCCGTGGCACAGTCCGTGAGGGCTCGCACGTTGGTAAGATGGCTTCCCCGGTCAACCAGGTCGGTGCCGTTTCGCTTCGCTCGCCGGAAGGCCGCTTCGCGCCTCTCCCCCGCACGGATGCCTCGTTCGTCCGTCGGTGGGTGTTCCCGCAGGAAGGCGAACTCCCGCAGCTCGTTGACAGCTTCGACGAATTGCAGACCATCGTTGATCCGAAGAGCGCCTTGGTGCAGGCAGCTGCCTACGCCGTCGGCCGCGCTTGGGACGACTGCATCATCGCCGCGGCCACGGGCGTTGCCCAGCTCGGTCAGGATGCTTCCTCGCTGACGTCCGAGACCTTCAACACCTCGAACTTCCAGATCTCCGCCTCGTTCGGTTCGAGCGCGGCTTCCGGTCTGACGGTGGCGAAGCTCATCGAGACGAAGCGCATCCTTCGCCACTACCACAACGACCTCGACGCCGATCCGCTCACGCTGATCATCGGCTCGCAGCAAGAGAGCGATCTCTTGAACCAGGTCGAGGTGGTCTCCACCGAATTTGCCGATCGTCCGGTCCTCGTGGACGGGCGCATCAAGCGGTTCCTCGGCTTCGACGTCTACGTGATGGAGCGTCTCCCGCAGACGACCCTGAACACGACCCGCGGCTGCCTCGCCTACGTGAAGTCGGGAATGTATCTCGGCATCTGGCAGGACATCATGAACCGCATCGACATCCGGACCGACCTCTCTGGTCAGCCCTGGCAAGTCTACACTCGGGCCATGTTCGGGGCGACCCGCACTCAGCCCGGTAAGGTCATCCAGATCCTCTGCGCCGACACCAGCGGTGCTGACATCACGCCGTAATGGAGCGGTATAGCAATGGCCATTGAGAACCTCGTCTCGACCTTCGTCGCCAACCTCAACGCGCAGCCAATCACTGCGCTCACGGCTGGCGAAGGTGCCCCGGGCGTCCTCCGTCGGTTGACGGACACGATCACCCCGACCGCTTCCGGCATGGCCTCGGTGGGCTCGTCCTACCGGCTCTGCCGCATGCCCACGACCGCCAAGATCAAGCGCGTGATCGTGGACCTCGGTGGTGTGGACACGAACGCTGCAGCCACCGCGAAGTTCGACATCAACATCGCCTTCTCGGACAGCTTGTTCGACGGCACCAACCCGCTCTACACGCCGTCCTACGGCGCGACGGAAGCGACCGCGAACTGCATTCCGACCACGGCGCTCACCGGTGCCGTGACTTCGATCACGACCTACAGCTCCCCGAACAAGCTCTTCGGGCAGCTGACGGCTGCGAACTCGGGTGCCGCGAAGAACGCGAACGACGTGACCTTCAACGGCACGATCGCCAGCTGGTCCTACAACGGCGTCAACCTGCCGATCTGGGACTTCTTCGGCTTCACCAACAACCAGGGCACGGCGCAGGATCCGGGCGGTCACTTCGACATCCTCCTGTATCTCTCGACCGCTGCCGCGACGGCCGCTTCTGCTCCGGTCGCCGTGCAAGTGGACTTCACCCTCTGATGGCTCAGATCGTCGCAAACGCCACAAAGATGGGCGCGCCTCGTGCAAACGGGGCTCAGCCTTATCAGGTCGCTCGGGGCTCAGGCGTCTCGGGCGCGGTGACGGTTGCGTTCGACAATACGCAGATCACGACCCGAGGCCAGGTGCTGGACGCCGTGAGGCTCATGCTCCCGACCTTTGGCGATCAGCTGAAGTGAGGGTCTGATGGCCCAGACGAATTACTACGTCGGAGTGAAGCGCGGCACAGGCACGAACCTGCGCGGCAACAACCTGACGGCTGGAACGTCCTCGGCGGGCACCGCGGTGGACATCGAGCTCAACATGCAGATCGTCAACAACGTGACGGCCACGGGTCTCACGAAGAAAGACGTGATCATCGCGCTCGAACAGTTCCGGAAATACATCCTCTCGAACGCCGTGGACTTTGGAGCACCCGGCTCCTCCGCGGGCGCAAACTTGCCTGCGTTGTAATAGGAGCGACCCATGGGACGCAGAATTTACGTAGCCCCCTTCGACACGGTCGCCGTCGGCACCGCGGTCCAGGACATCTTCTCGCTGCTCGCCAGCGCGACGAAGGGCATCCAGCTGCACCACATCCACCTCGAAGCTGCGGGTATCTCGACCGCGCAGCAGATCCGTATGCGCCTGAAGCGCGGCACGGCCACAGTCACACAGGGATCGGGCGGCACGAACGTCACCCCGGTGGCAGTGGATGCCGGCGACACCCTTGCGGCCACCACCGTATCGCACACGAACGATACGACCCAGGCCACGACCACAGGTGCATTCACCTCGCTCGCGTTCTTCCAGTGGGACATGCTGCTTCCGTTCGATTACATGCCTGGCCCCGAAGACGAAGACCGCGAAGTCGCGTTGATCTCGCAAGTCCTCATCCTCGACCTCCCGGCGGTGATCACGGCGGTTACGCTCTCCGGGTTCATCAAGTGGCGTGAAGTGCCATAAGGCTAACACGCCCCCATTACGGGGGTGACCAGTGGCCTACAATGGACCTCTCAAAAGGTATCCTCGACCGAAGCAGTTCAAGCGACGGCTGAAGATCACACGCTTCGCGTGGAAGATCGGCTATCCGAATTTCCTCACGAAGCTCAAGCAAGCGATGTGGTCTTCGGCCCCGTTCTCATCGGGACCGTTCTCCTCGGCTGGGCCTGAATGGCCGGCGGTGCTGCGTCGCTACTGGCGGCCGCGGCAGTTCAAGCGCCGGCAGCTCGTGCCCCGGTTCCGGCCGGTCAAGCTCTTCGTCATACCGAAGCTCGCCTTCGCCACCGCGATCGGGCGCTATCGTAGGCCGGCGCAGTTCAAGCGGAAGCTGGTGAGCCGCGTCTGGCTGCTGGCCCAGCGCAAGAAGGCATTCCCGCCGAAGACGGCGTTCGCCCTGGTGGTCAAGGCCTACAAACGGCCGCGCCAGTTCAAACGTCTCATCAACCTCCGCATGTTCAAGCGGAAGTGGCACACCGTTCACACGACACCGCCGCCGCGCCAGTCAGGCGTGTGGTCTGGTAACGGGTGGAGTGGTAACCCCTTCTCCTCGGCTGGTCAAGAGATCACGACCAACAAGCTGCCCTATGTGCGGAAGCTGCCGCGCAAGATCCGCAAGTTCTGGCGACAGCACTTCCGGCCGAAGAAGCTCTATACGCCCACAATTCGCTCCTATAACCAGCCTTTGGCGCGCGGATACAAGATAATCCGCCCTAAACCTCATAAAGCATGGCGGATAACCTTCCGCGCGCGGCACATCTTCGTCATCCCGGCGGTGCTCCCGAACTTCGGCAGCGCCTTGGCCTGGGGCTACAAGCACCTGCGTCCCAAGCCGCGCAAGTTCTATAAGCTGCAGTATCGACCGCGGCACCTCTTTACGACGGCGTTCCCGGCGTGGGTGTGGTCGGCGGGAGCCTTCTCGGGCGGCCCCTTCTCGTCGGCTGGGCGCGTCCGCAACCCCACCGTGCCGCCGCCTCGGCTCACCTTCAATCGCTGGAACCTCTGGCGGAAGCTCCTCAAACTGCGGCCGAAGCTGAAGATGCTCCGCCGTGGTCTCAAGCAGGTGGCCTTCGTGCCGCCCGCGCCGATCACGAACTACCAGGCCTCGTGGACGTGGAGCAACGGTCCGTTCGCTTCCGGCGTCTTCTCGGGGGCTGGTCGGGTCAATGCGCCGCCCTCTCCGCCGCCTCCCCCCGGCCCGCCAGTGGTTATCACAACCACAGCTTGGGTCTTCTCGGGGGGTCCGCTAGGTGGCACCTTCTCGTCTGCCGGTCGGGTTCTGAACCCTCCGCCACCGATCCCGAAGACGGTTCCGGCGATACAAACTGGCCACACCTTGGGCCCCGCCCGGGTGACTGCGGCATCTTTGCAACAGACACGTGTTAAGACGCCTTTCCTTTCACAAGCCCGTAGTGTATCTTCTCAGCTCCAAGTCACACGGAAAACGCCATCGGGGCTCCAGGACTAAGACATGGCCTTTCACCTTTACGAAAACGTCTGGGAAACCACGACCACGACGGGCACGAGCGACATGACCCTCGGCGGCGCGGTGACCGGATGGCGTCCCTTCAGCTCGCAGTATGCTGATGGCGACACGATGCTCTACACCCTCTATGACGGCACGAACTTCGAGGCCGGCGTCGGGACGTATCACGCGGGCGCAAACAGCATCACCCGCACGACCGTGGTCCGCTCGACAAACGGCAACGCGGCCGTCAACTGGGGCGCGGGCACGAAGCAGATTGCCGTGGCCCCGCCGGGCTACGCTCTTGAGCAGATCCTGACCCAATCAGGCACGGGCTATCCGCGCAAGACCGGCCAGGCCGCCGCAGGCACGCCGACGCCCTACTCCTACGATGCCGCGGGCCAGATCGCGAACACGACGGCCACGAACGACAACGCCAATTCAGGGAGCTTGGGCGAGTTCATCTCAGCGAACGCGGCCATCAATATCTCGACGAACACCACGACAAACGTCACCTCAATCTCGCTCACCGCGGGCGATTGGGATGTGCAAGGCGGCGCGCAATGCACCGGCGGCGGTTCGGCGGTGATTTCGTTCTGCGCGGCTTCAATCACGCAGACCACGGCCGGCACGGGCGGCAACCCGGGCACAGGCACAACGAGCATGGAGACTTTGTCGGTCGTCAACCAGTCCTTGCCGGCCGGTGTGGGTGCGCCCACGTGCGTGATCCCCCCGATCCGGCAGTCGCTCTCGGCGACCACGACGGTCTATTTGACGGCGAACGTAGTTTTCACGGTCAGCTCGACGCTCCCGGTCAACGGCTGGATTTCAGCTCGACGCGTGAGGTGAGGCGTGCCTTACCTCGATAGCTTGGACATCGCCAATCGGGCGCTCTATCATCTGGGTCTCCCCCGGATCTTGAGCGTCACCGAGGTCAGCGATCGCAACGCGACTATGTCGGACCTCTACGACAAGGTCCGGCGCGCCGAGCTTCGCCGCAACACCTGGCGCTTCGCGACCAAGCGCGTGGCCTTGCGTCCCATGACCACCACCACCCTCATTCTGCAGGCACAGCCATGGCAATCGACCTTGATATACGCTCCCGGCTCCGTGGCATCGGACACGAACGGGCTGATCTGGGAGAGCACGCTGGCGGAGAACTTGAACAACCCGCCGGGGTCCTCCACCGCTTGGGTGCCATACTTCGGCCCATTGAGCACGGACGTCTGGGCCAACCCGAATACAGTCACCGGATCGTCCTCGACGAGCGGTATCGAAGTGACGAACACAGCATACTACGCCGGGGAGCTGGCCTACATGACGGGCCCGGGGGCGGGGCAGTTCGCGATCTTCAGGTCGAGGGTGAACCAGAACACTGACCAGCCGAACATCCCCTACGTGTGGACTTCGACGGTGCAGTATGGCCTGGACGACATGGTCCAGGACCCCGTCAATCCGAACATCTTCTGGCGCTCGATCATCGCGGTGAACCTCGGCAACACACCGGCGCAGGCTCCCGCCAATTGGTCGTCCACCACGAGCTATGGGCAGAACGTCACGGTCACCGGCTCGGACGGCATGATCTACAATTCCACGCACGCCAACAACCTCGGCAACAACCCGGTGAACGATGGCGGCATCAACTGGGCGGGCACCGGCAACCCGGCGGCGTGGACCAACGCCTCGACCGAGTTCGGCCCGTTGCAGCCCGCCAACACCTGGCTCCCGCTCTTCGGGGCCGGCGTCAACCCCGTATGGACATACCCCATTGGAACAGGACCCCAATCCCAAGATCTTACACGTAACGCGTATCGTCTCCCCTCCGGGTTTCTTAGGCGTGTCCCTGACGATCCCAAGGCCGGTTCCGTTTCCTACCTCGGTGCTCCGACCGGTAACTGGTATGACGATTGGCAGCTCGAAAGCCAGTTCCTCGTCACCCGAGAAGGCACGACCATCGTCCTGCGCTTCGTCGCCGATTTCGCCTATGTCCCCCACTTCGACGACATGTTCTGCGAGGGACTTGCCTGCCGACTTGCCATGGATGCCTGCGAAAAGCTGACCCAGTCCGTCGAGAAGAAGAACAGCATCTTCGCCATGTATAAGACATACATGACCGAAGCCCGCACCGTGAACGCGATCGAGACCTCTCCGACTGAGCCTCCCGAGGACGACTACATCACCTGTCGAGTTTGACGATGCCCCGCGCCGGTTCCATTCAGACGAACTTTCTGGGCGGGGAGTGGTCTCCGTTTGCGGCTGGCCGGTCTGACTTGCCGGGCTACAAGACCGCGCTCGCGCTCTGCCAGAACATGATCCCGCTCGAAGAAGGCTGCATCGTGCGCCGCCCCGGCACGGTCATGGGCGGCTTCTCCAAGGCGGGGGCCGCGGCCATCAAGGTGGTGGCGATCGACCTCACTGGTTCGGCCCCAATCACCGCGGAGTTCACCCCCCTCAACCTGCGCTTCTGGTGGGGCAACCAGCTGATGTATGACGCCTCCACGACGGTGACCCAGGTGGTCCCGGTGGGCCAGAGCGGCAACCCGACGATCGGCGTCCTGCTATCGAGCAACCCGGTTGACCCCAACAATGCCGCGGCCAATGCCTTCGTGGCGGGGACCGAGGTCATGCTCGTGCCGGGCAACAACGTGACGAAGCAGTTGATGGGCGCGCAGATTTGTAACCGCACCTTCACGCTCTTCAACCTGAACAATACGAATTTCTGGGGGCTGCTCGACAGCGTCACTGGGAACTTCCTCACCGACCCGGCGGACTTCGGCTGGTTTGCGGGCGCGGTGCTCACGCTGCAGCGGGTCATCAACGTGACCACACCTTACGGTTTTGTAACGGACCTTCCTAACATCCGTGTAATCCAGTCGGAGCTGCAGGCCACGGTGCTCTGCAAGAACTACCCGCCACAATCGTTGACCTTTTCGCCGTTAGGGTCCAGCTCTTTAGACCCCAGCCTATTCGTGAACGGCCCCGGCGCGCTGCGCATCACAATGGCCCAGGCGCAGTTCATCGATGGCCCCTACCTCGATCCGTCGCCGATCGACCGCTCGTTCTCGGGCTGCACGCTCTTGCCGCAGTTCTTCGGTGGCGCGGTGCCGGGCGGCGTGTTCACGATGACGGTGCCGAGCGGCATCAATGGGCCCAACAATGGTCTCGGCTTCCAGCCCACGGATGTCGGTCGAGCCGTTCGTATACACATTGAACCCCCGGACTACCAGGCGGTGGACGTCTATTCGAGCTCGCCGCCGCAACCAAGCGTGGTCAAGTATCAGAACGCCTACTGGATTGCCGTAGCCCAGAACCCAAGCACTGGCACGCCGATCCAATTCGCAGGCGAGACGCCGGGGCTGATCGCGACCAATACCGCGCCCACGGTGTCCACGACGATCGGCGTTTCGGGCGGCACCAACGGTGTCACCGACACCACGACCGTGGCCGTGCAGTTCATCTTCTGGGTGGCGCTACCGGCCAGCCTGTGCTCGTGGTGGTTCTACGGCAAGATCACCGGTGTGAACAGCACGACACAGGTCACAATCACAGTAAACAACCTGTATTCCCAGCACCCGTTCCCGTTCCCGTTCTCCGCACTGCAGACCCAGCAGGACACGCCCTACACATATCAGCTGGGCGTCTACTCGGGGACGACGGGGTATCCGACCTGCGGCTGCTACCACGAGAACCGTCTCTGGTTGGGCGGCGCGGTGCCGAACCGCATCGACGGCTCGAACGTGCGCGGCGCGTGGGGCCCGAATTACAATTCGCTCAACTACGACAGCTTGCCGTCAAACGTGCTGCCGTGGAATGAACTCTATATCTTCTCGCCGTCGGATATCAATGGCAACGTGCTGGCGAGCAATGCAGTAGCGGCTACCCTCACAGATGCTCAGAGTAACCAGATCTTCTGGATGCAGCCAAGTCTCCAAGGCATCGTCTGTGGCACCCAAGGTGGCGAGTGGTTGGTGCAGGGAGCTTCGCAGAACAGCGTCATAACTCCGACCAGCATCCAAGCTCACAAGATGACGAAGTATGGATGCGCCAATGTAGAGCCCCGCGTGACGGGCCTTACGACGGTCTTCGTTCAGAAGCTGGGCCGCCGCCTGCTTGAGTATCTCGCGGACGTGTTCTCCGGGCGTTTCTTTGGCCCCAATCTGTCGGAGTATGCCAGGCATCTCACAGCTCCCGGTGTTCAAGAGATTGCATTCCAGGAAGAGCAAACCCCCATTCTATGGGCTCGCCGCCTCGATGGCAATGTGATCGGCTGCACCTATCGGCGCGTGGCCATGTTCTCGACCCAGGACCCCAAGTTCATGGGCTGGCACCGTCACACCTTCGGGCCCACCAACTTCGTCGAGAGCATCTGTGTGGGCTCCTCGATCAGCGGGGCGTCGCAGTCCCTGGTGCTGGCCTCGGCCGACTATTCGCAATACAGCTTGGCGGGGCAGACTGGCTTCATCCAGATGATGACGCAGCAGCAGGAACCTCTCGCCGGCCTCGGCAGCGCCTGGTATGTCGATCGTGGTATCGTCCCCATCTTTGCGGCGGTAGCCACGCAGGGCGGGCACCAGGGCTTGCTGCTCAACGGCCTGTGGCCGCACAATACCCTCACGCGCACGGCCTGGATCGCCGGCCTCGACGCCGGGGACTGGACGGTGACCAACGGCACCATGTTCGTGCCCTTCTATGACGGGACGAGCGCGCAGACGAACACGTCCTTCACGCTGCAGAACATCACTGCGATCAGCGCGCAGAAGCCGGCCGACGGATCGCTCAACCCGCTGCAATCCGTCGTGGCCACCTCGCCGCAGGCGGTGCCGACGAACTTCGGCGCGCCCTACATCCAAGCGGTGGTCGGCCAGACCTACACCTCGCAGGCGCAACGCCTCCGCGACATCGACCCGCAGGCCTTGGGTCAGCCCACCGGTCCGGGTTTGGGCAAGAAGCGCCGCAGCCACATCGCCGCGTTCCTCTTCGATGGCATCGTGTCGAACACCGTCACCGTCTACACCGATGCCACCGGCGTGGTCCCGGGGGTGCCCATCATCACACAGACGCCGGACGGCAAGTCCATGGACCCGACGCAGCTCTTCTTCGGGATCTGGTATGATGCTATAAACGCGGACAGTGACTTCGAGGGTCAGGTCGGGTGGACCGTTACCCGTCCCTACCCGTGCGAGGTCATGGCAGTTGAAACTTTCCAGATGGCGAGTGACCGGTAATGGCTGGGCTAGGTGGCATCTTCGGCGCGGCTGATGACCTTCTCGGGGGCATCGGGTCGATGATGGGCGGCCAAGCCCAGGCTAAGGGCGACGAGCTGGCGGCGCAGATGTATGAGAAGGCCGCGGCCTACGAGCGCGTGCTCGCGAGCGACGTCGCCCAGGAATATCCCGTCGTCACCGCGATGGACTGGATGAAGACGTCGCAGACACAACGCCAGGTCTACAAGGTGTCGGGCCAGGCGGCGGCGGTTGAGGGTGGTGGGAACATCAGGACCGACAGCGGCTCGGGCTACTACCTCTCCGGGGAAACTCTCTCGCAGGGCGGCATGGCCGTGGCCCAGACCCAGATGCAAACGCTCATGGACCAAATGGGCCTGCACGAGAAGATGACTGGCATCCAGATCCAGGAGAGCAACGACGAGTTCATGGCCGCTCAGGAGCGTGCTGCAGCCAGTGCCGCCAGTTCAGGGGGCATGATGGGGCTGCTCGGGGGCGTGGTCAAAGGGCTCGGAGCCCTTTTGGCACTGTGAGGTGAGGCATGCCCGAGATCCCCGTATACGAAGCACAGGAAAAAGACATTAAGCTCGATCTGTCGCTCAAGCGAGAGGGCGACTACGCGATCGAGCATGCCGCCGAGCAAACCCGCAACGTCGCCGCCAAGACTGCGGAGATCGGCCGTCAGCGGGCGCAATCGATTGAGAAGGGCTGGGACAGCTTGGCCTCCGGGTTCGGCGCATTCGGCCGTTCGCTGGACAAGATGCAAGCGCATCAGGCTACCACCGAACTCTCGGCAGCCACCCGGCTGCAGTCCAACTTCCTGCTCAAGGCCCAGAAGGATTACCAGACGGACGTGCTGGGTGCCCCTGCAAACGACCACGACGCCGCCAACCGGTTCAACCAGAAGCTGGCAGACGACATCGACAAACTGGCGGGTGCTTACACCACGCCGGAAGGCAAGGCCGAGTTCGAACGATTTCGCGCTCACACCTTGCAGGAATACCAGACGCGAGGCATCCACGACAGCGGGACCCGTGCTGTGGCCGCGGTGAACGAGAACTTCGTCCAGTCGACCAGCAACTATGTGAACCTCGTCAGCGGCACCTCGGGTGACCCGTCTGACATCTCGCTCAAGCATGTGCTCGACACGGCGCACGCCGGCCTGATCAATCAGCGCAAGGCCCTGGTGGCCTCGGGGGCCACGGCCGCGGAGCTTGCCAAGTTCGATAGTTCCGCCTCGGCCCAGGACGCCGCCATCAAGTTTGCCGCCTATGACGAGCGGGCCCGACGCGCGCCAGGTGCCTTCCAGAAGGAGCTCGACGCCGGCAAGATCGGTATGTCCGGCCTGGATGCCGACAGCGTGGCCAAGCTGCGCAGCCGTCCAGAATACTACACCAAGCA